GACGTGATTTATCCAGGAAACAGCGTGAAACGCTGGATAGAATTCATGAAAAAATAAGACCATGGTAGATGATAAATATTTAATAGATGCAGCTGTTAGAATACTTGCATCTGTTTCTGATAGACACATTGATGTGATTAAGCTTAATAAAATTCTTTTTTATCTTGATTTGAAATCATTGCTTGAGTGTAGTGAAACAGTAACTCATAAAGATTTTATTGCAATAAAGCAGGGGCCAGTAATTTTAAATTACAGAAAATGTCTTGTTGATTCTATGAAAGAAAAAGGTTTGATTGTTGTTGAAGGTGATACGTTAATATTGTTGAACAGGACAGGTTTTGATGGGAAATTTTATTCTGATGAATTTTTATATGTTTTAGACCTTAGCAATGATGATTTTTTTTGGGATTGGTATAAAGAAAATATTGGTTGGCAGATTGCATATAGAGAGGGATTAGGAAGAGGGAGGAAACCACAATTTATTAATATGCATTTGGCTATGCAACAGATAGTTGATGATAATTGGAGGTATGAAAATGTTGAATAGAATAAAGAATTTTTTTGGTAGAATTATTTGTATGTGTGTTGGTTGCAAAATGGATCGTGATGTTTCTATAGTCGAGGAGTGGAAGTGTACTAGGTGTGGATATCATCATAAGAAGATTGAGTGGCCAACGGTAGATGTAAATTATAATCATTTTGATGATGCAAGTTGAGATAATATGAAACCTATTATAAAAGTAAGTGGTGAAGTTATTACTATTAAAGAGTTGAAGGATTTTGTAAAAGATTTACCAGAAAAAGATAGTTATACTGGTGATGATTATGAAGTATGGATTGGTAGAGGAAATATATCAAATCCATGTAGACAATTATGGACATTAAATAAGAGTGACCGTGGTTGTGATATTTTATTGAGTGATGATGTTGGTTAAAGTAATTATTGGAATAGCAATTAAATGAGTACCGTGAAGATAAAAAATGATGCTGATCTAAAAAAAGCTTTTAATCGTCTCGATGAAATTTGGACATCAAAGCCAGGTGAAGAGAAATGGGAAGAACGTTGTGACTTGGTGGACAAGATTGAACAATATGAGAATTTGACTGTTGATATTTCTCCACCAAATCCGGTTGATGCGATTTTTTTTAGAATGGAGCAAAGTAACCTGCTTTTGAAGGTGATTAATAATGAAAAAGAATGAATTTGGTAGGCATCTAAATGCTATCCGCATTAGCAAAAATATAAGTCTTGATGAATTAGCAAATGAAACCCAAATAGCTTCATGGGTTTTATGGCTTTATGAAGAAGGGAGGGAAATTCCTAAAAAACCTAAAGTTCATGCGATAGCAAGAGTATTAGGTTGTGATGCTAGGAATCTTTTGGATTCAAGGAAGTATTCATTAGCGGAGAAACGGAGAAATAGTAATGAAATTTGAGGAGAACAAATCAATAGGGCATAAGGAAGGGGATTTTTTTATTGGTGGAAAGATGGTAACGGTACCAGTTCCTCAATGGGAGAATACTAAACAGGGTGATGCTATACGTTCTAAAAGAAGAGCAAGTGGTATTACATTGAGAAGAGCTGCATCTATGATAGGAATAACTGGTACAGAATTGACAGGGTTAGAGATAGGGAAATATAGTATTTCAGAAGATGATTTTGATGATATTATGAGAAAATTGAGTGAGTAATAATGTTTGATAAATATGATGAAATGATAAAACGTGAAAGGGAAAAATGGCTTTGTGAAAGAAAAAAATGGTATAATAAAATTGAAAAAAAATTTGATGTAAAATCATGTAAAGGTTTAGCTAATAAATATTGGTTTATTTTAGCAGCAATATTTTTATCTTTGGTATCTTTGCCTTTTTGGGTTCCTACTAATATTTTAAGAATAATAGGTAATGTTTTCCCATTAATTGGATTATGTTTGTCATTGTTAGCATTATTATTATTATTGTTATTATTTTATAGGAATAGGTGAATTATGACTTGGTTTCGTAATATGACTTATTATGAATGGGCGTTAATTATGTGTAAGGAACTTAAAGAATGGAAAAAGACTGCACCAATATTAACGGATGAGGAGGCTTATGAAAGATTAAATGGGCTTGGTTACCTTACAACAGATAGAGAATCTAGGATGAAAATTTTAAATGTTGGATTATGGATTAGTGCAACGTTGGTTGATTTTGATGAAGGTTATCATTTAGATGCAAGACCATGTTTTTTGAATAAGGATGGACATTTGAGGAAGATGAAAGTAGGGCCATTGGCTTTTGAGTTATAAGGAGATAGTTAAGATGGTTGTTGCTAAATTGCATATTATATGTGGTAATTGTGGAAAAGATGATGAATTTGAACATGATATTTTGCTTGGTCAAAAAGGTGCTAGAATGAAATCAACTCGTGTATTTTTGAAGTGTAAAAATTGTGGTACTATTCATGAATTAGATAATTATTCTGAGTTGAATGCTATTCAAGAAGAAATTTAAATATGTTATTGAAAATAGATAAAAATGGTATTTGGGATTTAGACAGAGGATGTTATATTGTATGGACAGGTTTGGATGCAAGGTTGCATTGTTTAGGTGATAAAATTGAAAAGTTGAATGATTGGTTTGCTGATGTCTGTAGAAAACATCCTATCAATATTGAAGACGATAAAAACGGGGGTAGTATCTCTTGAGTCAGAAGTAGTATTTTTGATTGAAGAAAAATTTAAAGAATTTGGTATTAAATATTCAAAAGAAGTTTTTTTATCTAAAGGATGCAGAGTAGATCTTTTGACAGAAGATGGGATTGCTATAGAAGTAAAAAAGGGCAAGCCAAATACAAGATCTGTATCAATGCAAATTAAAAGATATGCGAGTAGTGATAAAGTAACGGCTGTAGTTCTTGTATCTGAGAGGGGATTATTTAGTCATATAACAGAAGCAAATGGTAAACCGATTGGGTATGTTTCATTATCATCGAATTGGGGAGTAGCTTTATGAAGATGTGTGTTAATGGGTGTAATGAGCCGGTTCATGATCCATCAAAAGTTTTATGTAAAAGATGTTTAGATGAATTGGATAAAAAGATGAAGACAATATTGAAACGGATGAAGGATAGAGCGAACTCGAGTTCGCAGAAAGGTTGAGAAGATGAAGTTTCATAATTGGACAGAAGAAGATGATAGTAAGTTGAAGGTAGCTATAAGAGATTGTCAGCCTATTTTTGACCATTATAAGGAACAAGGTAAAACTTATAGTGAAGCTAATGCATGGGATGCTATTGCTGGAAGATTGTTGCCTGATATTTGTGTCACAGGTGCAGCATGTAGAAGACGATACGAGAAAATAAAGGAAAAAGAGAGTAGTGGTTGGGAGGATACAATAGAAAAAGTTGAGGCTTATGAGCGTGGATTAGCAGAGACAACTTTTGATGGAGTTTCTGAATTGCTTGGTAATGTAGATGCTATATTTGACGCTATAAGAGATATAAGAGAAGAGATTAGAGAATTAAAAGACATTTGGAAATGAAAATTAATTGGATTGTTATTTTGAAAGTTGATGATAGGGTACCAGAGTTTTATCCATGTGAAGAGAATAGTGAAGCTGAAAGATTGTATGAACATTTCAAGCAGAATTGGTCAAATGTGTATTTGTGTAAAGTAGAAAAGGGACCGTTGGTATAATATGGCAGATGAATTTCCTGATTACTTAAAAGAACCGACAAATATTGGTTATAAATATGGAGATCTTTATTATAGAAAGGGAAGGTTTATTCTGTCTGGCGAACCTGTCATGATGGAATTTGCAAAGCGTGTCTTTCCTGGTGCTCAAGTAGGAGGATATAGAAAAACAGGGAAATTATCATTTGGAAGGTCATCTAGAGAAGTTTCAGATCTTAATTGGATGATGATGAGATTTCCGTTGAATGTGCATTGCAAGGAATACTTAGATAAAGCAAGAGACACTGCGGTTGACAGATGGTTTGGATTAGCAACTGGAAATAATTTAAAGCCAACCACTCCACCATCTGAGTTTTTAGGGAAGTTATATCCATATCAAGAAGAAGCTGTTACTTTTATGACATCAAATAAAAGAGTTTTATTAGGAGACAGCATGGGATTGGGTAAAACATGGAGTGCTCTTGGTGCAGTAGCTCAATCTAAGATGTATCCGTGTTTAGTAGTATGTCAGGCACATGTTCAATTACAATGGCAAAGAGCTATAGGATCTCTTTTTGATATGGGTAGTGGATATCAGAAGAGTCTTTTTGATACTGATTTTGATATATCAATAAAAAGAGGAAAATCTTTAGCACCTATATTAAAGGGAAGGACATCATACAGAATTCCAAGATTGCCATTTTCAATAATACATTATGGATTGATTGCATGGTGGGAAGAAGAATTATTGGCAAATAGATTTAAAACTGTAATTTTTGATGAAATTCAAGAATTACGACATAGTGACACTAAAAAATATTCTACTGCTTCTCTTTTGTCTGGGGAAGCAGAACACGTTTATGGGTTATCAGGAACTCCAATTTACGGGTATGGTTCAGAGATATGGTCAGTTACAAATGCTGTTGATTTTAATTGCTTAGGGTCACAGGAGGCATTTGGTAGGGAGTGGTGTGATGGGTATGGGTCTAAGATAGTTTATGATCCAAAGGCATTGCACGGTCATATGGTGCGTGAGGGATTACTCCTTAGACGTAAATATGATGATGTAATGCCTGATTTGCCGAAAGTAATAAGAAGAGTTCAAGACCTTGAACAAGATGATGAATTGTATGAACAATTAATTGAAACAGCTAAAAGGAGAGCTGATGTTTGGCTTACTTCTTCTTTTACTGAAAAAGGTAGATTAGCAAGAGAGATAGAAGGGGAAACAAGACAAGCTGCAGGTATAGCAAAAGCAAAATATGTAGCTGAGTTTGTGGCTTCATTGATAGAAGCAGGAGAGAAACCACTTATTTATGCTTGGCATCATGCTGTTCATAATATTCTTCGTGAGACATTGGCAAGATATGAACCCAGTTTTATAACTGGAAAACAGACGCAAATACAAAAAGATAGGGCAATACGTAAATTTGTTAATGGTGAAAATGATGTTGTTATTTTAAGTTTGAGGTCTGCATCTGGAATAGATGGTCTTCAATATCGTGCAACATGTTGTGTTTTTGCTGAATTAGATTGGAGTCCGGCAGTTCACGGGCAAAGTGAGACAAGAATTGCAAGAATAGGTGTAGACTCAACAGTGAAAGAAGTTCCTGCTTATTATTGTGTTTCACGAAGCGGATTTGATGAAATAATATTAGATGTTTTAGGTGTAAAGAAAGGACAATTTTTAGGATTGATGGGGGATGAACCTGAAGATGAACAAGAGGAATATGTTGCTTCACAAAGAATAGCTTCGAGAATAAAACTTTTGGTTGAAAAGTTGACAAATGGTTAATTGATGATTATGAATAGAGTTGATTAAGGCTAAGATGGTCTTTATTATTTAAAAGGAGGTAAAAATGTTTTGTACTTATAAACATACGTCAGTTCAAGTTTCAGATGAGGAATGGAAATGTCCAAAATGTGGGGCTGGTGTTGAGTATACTAATGAAGTTGGAGATATTACAGATGGATTTGTAATATCTGATTCTGTTAATTATGATTGTGAATTATTGCACGAAGATGATGAAGTAGAATGTTGCAGATGTGGATATACTGCATCTGGGTTAGAATATATTAGAGAGTATATAAAAATGAAAAATTTGGTTAAATGTCCTTGTTGTAAGGGAAAAGGAATGATAACAAAAAATAAGGCTGAAGAATATAAAAATAGATAGGATTAACAGTGAAGCATTTAATTTTTACTGCAAAATACAACAGATTGATATCTAATAATGAAATTTTATCTATATTTCATGGTGCTTGTGAAAAAGCTAATGCTCATATTAGACGTTCTATGGAGTATTCTTTTTTCCCTGGTGGTTTTACAGCAATAGTTATTTTGGCCGAGAGTCATGCTTCAATTCATACATGGCCAGAAACCGGATTGATAAGGGTTGATTATTTTTCTTGTTCTATGTCTCCCAATTTTGGTGATTTTATAGATTATTTTAGTGAAAGCGGATTTATTATGAACAAAGTTGATATTTTGGAGAGATGAACTACTAATTAACTACTAAAAAGTTGAAAATTAGTAGTTTGATAAAAAAGATGAAGAATAAGTTGACAAATGCTTTTTGATGAATAAAATGGTTAGTAGATGGTTGGCAAGATGTAAACCAAAAGGAGAAAGATATGTCGGCAAATAGTTTTGATAAAGAAGAGTTTGCTAAAGAAGTATTTGGAGAAATTCTTGATGAGGTTATTGCTTGGATTCGAAAGGAATTAGATCCAAGTGAGGTTTTTTCTGAAGAAGTTTTAGTAGAGTGGGTGACAAGTAATAAAAAACCAGAAGAAGTGTTTTCTTTTGATGACCTCGAAAGGCTATGTAAACATATTGACAGAAGTGTAGATTGATATAGTTTAAGAGTAATTGTTGTAATTGTTCTTTGAAAAATTAATAAAGTGAATGATTTGGGGTCGATTTGGTTTCGACATTTGACTAGATTGATATTATGCATGTTCCGCTTTGGGTGTTCAGCGGATTAAAAAGAATGCTTGAATACAATCGTCAGACATAACGATAGCCAAGTTTGGGCTGAAGCTGCCTAAACCGTCCAAGTGCTGATTGCCTGTGTAGGTATAAGGGCGTCATTTTTACAGGATAGTGACCATTTTTCATGGGAAATGGTGAGCGAAAATGACCATGAAGAATTTGTATGTAGTTGTCTATCATTGCATGCAAATTATTTAGATAGACTAAACATGTGAAGATTAATATTGAGATGTCTAAATGGACTGGGGTTCGATTCCCCACGACTCCAACTATATGGGAATGATGTGTGGTGGGACACACTGGAAATGGTCAACGAGGCTCTTCAAGTAAGTTGTAAGATATTTATACCTAACCGCATAGGCGAATGATATCTTATGGGTTAATACTGAACAAAGATGCGTTCCAAGCTTTCATGATTTATCTGGCGAGATTTATTGTGTAAAGATTCCATAAACTCGTTTCCGGTTCGAATCCGGACATTCCCCTAGTAATATTGGATACTGTATGTGTCAGGTGGCACAGTTCTGCATGGAGAACTTCTTGAGACAAATAACCTATAACCAGTGAGTGCTGATCAAAAAATGTCAAAGAGAAATGGTTCGATACCAGCAGTATCCTAAAATTTTAAAAATATTTTTAATATATTAGGAGATATAAAAATGGATAAGAAAACAGCATGCAAGACGGTCGTGTTGCATCTATGTGATGAACCATATAAAGAATGTGATTTTTATGTAGATGACCATATGAGGTGTAAGTATAGGGGATATGGAGATGGAAGATGCTTATGTGAAGAAGCATGGATAGAGAATATAAAAAAGGAAAATAGTAAACCCAAAGATGGCTAATTTAAGGGTTATAGATGAATGGCTTTATATTGAAGTGTTCGAAGCAGTGGCAAAATGAACACGAAAAAAAGATCTGCCATTGAGGAATTTTCCATGTTTGCCTTTAAAAAAACATGGTTATCGGGATGTAGCGCAGTCTGGTTAGCGCACTTGATTTGGGGTCAAGGGGTCATAGGTTCGAATCCTATCATTCCGACGAGGAGCAGCCTCAAAACTGCAATATAGGTGAAAGTCCTTAAGGATGTTAACGATGTGAGAACATTTAAGTGTTGTTTTCCTCTGGCGAATTGGCTAAGTCATGAAACCACAAGGCATCCTTGCCACTGTTGCTGTGCAGTATCACAGTGTCTATGTCCTATAATCAGTTTGTTTTAGAAGACGTTCTAGACAAAGATGAATAAGGAGTAGACCGGGTTTGCTGATTGTCCGAGAAACGAATTAGACCTATATGGAGTGAGCCATACAGCTTGGTGCGATGCCAGGCATTTAAATATTGGCCAATGGCGGAAAGGTATACGCATCAGAAGTGACCGGTTGTTGTCAGATTAGCTGTTTGATATACAGAAAGGGTCCCAGCCATGTATAGTTATATATATGGTAAAAGTATGATATTAGGGTGCACACTAATTGTAGGTTCGAATCCTACTTGGCCAACTGAAAATAGATATATTGTAAGGAAATGAAGAAATAGGTAGATTAGGACATTTTATGAATCATTGGCGAAATCGTGTTTTTTATAAATTAGGTCTTATGTTTGACCCAATAATTATGGTGGATAACAGCAGGAATTCTAAATGTCTTAGTCGTGGTTATCATGAATGGGTATGGGATGAAATAAGATGTGATTTACCAAGAAATATAAAATGTAAGCAGTGTTCTAGTGTGGCGATTTTTCATTCTGCTGATTGGGATAAAGTTGATGAGTTTTTTAAGGAATATTTTGGTTGTTAATGGAGGATTTATTTTATGAGAATTGCTGAAGAAATATTAGAAAGAATTAAAGTAGAACAACAGAATGATATTTTAGAGTTAGCGATAGGTGATTTAATAGGGGTTCTTACGTTTGAGGAGGCGAAGAGTATACGCAAAAAGGATATTACTAAAGAGGATTGGGGAGAGGTATTAAGTAGGGATATTGAAAATGTAAAGAAACGACTTGTTGATTATTTGCCTTTTGCTATAGAAAAGGCGCTTGATCATAGAGGTATTTCATCATTTAGAAGTGTCGCACATATGAGGACTTATGTATGGTTAATTGGTGATGATGAGGCATTGAAGTTCGTTGAGGATTCATCTAATTATCCTCAGTATGGTGTTCCAGTTTTAAAATATTTAGCTGATAGATATAATTTTGATTATAAAAACATTCTAGATGAAGAAGAATTAAGAATGTTTTTAAATATGTCGAAGGGTTTGTCATGTAAGGAAGATTGTGATATGGGTTGTGGAAGATGAAAATGATTGTGAGTATCCCATTTCATGGGGAGACTAATAACAGTTGAAGGAGATTTTTGATGGAAGAAGAAAAAAAAGGAAAGAGTGAGATTAGTATTAGAGCCGAAAAGATGGCTAACGAGATTTGGGAAAAGGCATCTGCTGTTAATACTGATTGGTATGCAGATTTGGTTTTGAGACTAGAAAAGTCAATGAAGAGAGTACAAGAGAAACGTGATTTTGAAAAATATATGAAAGATGGAGTGCGTTTTGTTACAGAGAATTCTGATAAGATTTCTATGTACAAGATTGTGATGCCAGATCTTAAATGTATTATTGGTGTTGGAATTATGGCGAAAGATGATTCTCGTAGGAGATTTAATGTTTCAACATGTATTTGTGCTCCTCCTGATTTTGATAGATGGAGTGATAAAACAGCGAAAGGATATATTGGTAATAGACTCAGAGAATTTGGTTATGAAATAGAATATGATTCTCATATTGATGAAGCAAAAATTGTTATTGGTATTTATTTTAGGATTATGAGTGATGCTTTGTTGAATTTTTTAGGACCAGCATTTTTAAGAAAAAAAGTTCAAGCATGGGGAAAAACATCGTTCTATTTTGAAAAAATTAAATTGGGTAGAAAACTGGATTTAAAATGATTGAACGAAAGTATCAGTATGATTATAAATGTCCCTTTTGTGATTCAGTGGAGTGGGAGGATTTAACAGAAGAGGGTGAAGTGCTTATGCTGAGTAATCATAAAGAAGTTGATATAAATGAATTAGCTGGTGGTAATTGGAGTGCAAGGTTACCTGAGAGATGGGTTGGTTCTGTTCAGAAACCATATATTAATGGTATTCCGATTCGTGGTATAACATGTAAGAAATGTGGTAATTTGGCATTTTTTTCGATTTTTTAATGAAGTTTTATTTGTTTTGCCTCCTTCAAGGTGGAGAGAATGACAACGAAATATCAGCGCTTTTTATTGGAACACTCACTCGGCGGAAAAGACCCTAAAAAGTGGTATCGAAATCATTTTGTTGCAAGCCCCGGTCATACCGATTTAACAGACATCCGGGAGCTTGAAAAAGCCGGTTTCATGAAACAGATAAAAGCCCCGGAATTCTGTGACGCCGATTCAATGCTTTTCGTCGTAACGGACGACGGGAAAAAGTTCTTGTCCGGATAAGTCTTTGGATGACTATAAACTCATCATGGTGGAGGTGCAAAAGCAACTATAGCTAATATATCATGATGATATATTGCAACCTGTCCTGGGGTTGTTGCAACATGAATTAATTAAGGTTCTCACATTTTCACTGTTTCATGTCCAGGACATTTTTAAAAAAAACGAAGGATAAAGCCTAGCAAATTATGATTTGTTAGGCTTTTTTATTTATTCTGTTATATTTCTATAATATCATATCAGTTGCAGTAGGTTTGGAATTGAGTATAATGGATAGTAGTATGGTAGGTTGCTGCTATTTGCGAACTCGAGTTCGTAGCTTGTTGATGGAGTTGATAGATGGATAGAGATATAGTTAAAAGGGAGAAATTTTCTAAAATAAAAAAGCTTCGTTGTTTTCAGAGAGTGCATGAGATGTTATCTCATGGTTATCCTGCACCAGGGGTTGCAAATTTTATTAGAGAACAGGGAGAATATCTGCATGTTAAAGAACAATCTTTAATTGAGGTACTTAGAAAATATAGACAAGAGATTCTTCCTGCAGATGTTTTGGTGACTAGACAGCCACATGTTATTATTGATGCAAGAAAACAATATACTGATAAGTTGGAAGAGCTTCGTAGAATGGATGATTTGTATGAAGCTCTTAAATATGAGTTTGATGTTGGACATGCTCAATTTAGAATGCATGGATTTTCAGACCAAGAGCATAGACATACCGCAAAAGCATTGATGGATTTAATTTATAAAATGCACATGGTCAAGATGGATCTTGGTATTTCTGGTCAAAGAAATCTTGGTACGATAACTGTATCACCAGAGAGATTGGAAGAGATTCGTTTAAAATATGGTGATAAAGCAGCTAAGGCGATGTCTGACCCAGTAAGTAGAGCAAGAGTTATTGCTTATCTTAAAGCAGCACAAGATGCAGCTGGTTTGAAGGCAAAAGAAGATGTTGGAGAAATAATTGATGTTAAGGTTGAGAAATGATTACTACTGGTAAAAATGGAAGAAGATATTCAAAGACTACATTTGATGAAGCAGTTGGTATCATTGACCATATGAAACAGAATTTAACACCAGAAGAAAGATTGTTAGTTGATATTCTTGGTGAAGAGGAATTAGAAAATCAGGTTCTTGTTAAAGAAGGATTGTTTGGTCATATTTATCATACTATTCCAGTTACTATGGAGCAATTTATTGATGATCCTTATTTTTTAGGTGAGTCATGTTCTACTATATATCCTGCAATAAAAGAAGATTTGATAGATATGTTTGAACGTCCATATAGAGAGGTAATATTGACGGGATCTATCGGTGTTGGTAAAACTTATTGCCTTTCAATTGCGATTTGTAGGATTTTATATGAATTATCTTGTATGATTTCACCACAAAAAACATTTGGTCTTTCATCTGGGTCTGAAATGGTGATTCCATTAATATCCAAAAATCTTACATTAGCTAGAGAAGTAATGAAATCAGCAGTTGATGATAAGATAAAAGAATCACCATATTTTATGACTAAGTTTGCTCCTAATATAAAACAAGATTATACTTTATTTCCTCATAATATTAGAGTGAAAATTGGTTCATATGGGTCTGATAGAATTTTGGGTACAAATATTTTTAGTGCAGCATGCGATGAAACAAATTTTCCACCAAAGCGAAAAGGACAACAAATTGCTATAGGTTTTGGTCAGAAATTAAAGGCTGCTCATTTTGATATAGTTGAGAAGATATACAGAGGGTTAGTTAGAAGGATAAAATCTAGGTTTCAGAATGCAGGAGGGGGATTTCCTGGGATGGTGATTTTGGCGTCTTCTGCAGCTACTGTAGAGTCATTTACAGAAAGGAAGCTTAGAGAGAGTAAGGATGATCCTTTAGTTTTTGTTAGGGACCATACTCAATGGACTGCAAAGCCAAAGGAAGAATTCTGTGGTGAATTTTTTTATATCATATGTTCTACATCAGCAACGAAATCAAGGATTCTTAGAGAGGATGAATATGATGCTATAACTGATGAATATTTAGAAGCAAATGATGCTTTTATTATGGATATTCCTGTTGAATACAAAGAAGATTTTGAATCAAATATGGAAGAGTCATTAAGGGATATTGCTGGCTTTTCTACAGAAGCTATTTCTCAGTTTGTGCAACGACCTAAAATGATTTCTGTTTGCACCAATACAAATATTGTTCATCCTTTCGATAGAGAAGAATGGGTAGCTGGTGGTCCTGGTGTTATGGATTGGAATGCTTTAGTAGTAGAGATTGAAAGGAACTTGCCAGGTGGATTTAAGGAAAGAGCGTTTATGCCTAGGAGAAATCCATCAGCAATGCGTTGGTGCCATGTAGATGCGTCAACATCTGGTGATAGTTCTGGCTTGGCAATAGGACATATAGATAGGTGGGTAGAAGTAGTAAGAAGAGATTTGGAAGGAAATGCTCATGTAGATCAAGAACCATATTATATTATAGATTTTATATTGAGAATTAATCCTCCACCAGCTGAACAGATTTATATGCCAGATATTAGGGTAATGATTTATGATTTTATGGCTCATGGTTTTAAATTTATTGGGTTTTCGTCAGATACTTATCAGCATGTTGAAATGCACCAACAGATATCTAGAAAAGGAATAAAACCACATATTGTATCTATGGATTCATCTACTGAGGCTTATGATGAATTGAAATCGGCTTTTTATGAAAAAAGAATTGAGATATATTATTATGAACCTTTTATTGAAGAATTTAAAAAACTAGAGTATGATCGTCTTGCTGGGAAGATTGACCATCCGTTGGCTGGCTCGAAAGATTGTAGTGACTCAGTTGCCGGAGTGGTTCAAGGATTAAAGAAAGCGGCATCTATGATGCCACTACAAGGTAGAATGGCGAAATCACCTAATCTTTCCCACGAGCATTCATGGGTGTCACCCCTGATTCCTGCTGATAAAGTTGATATAGAAGATGTGAAGGCTGCAAAAGAAGGGATAAGCAAAGAGGATTATTTGCCAATACTCTTTGATGGAGATTAAATATGAGTTGGACAGATAGAATTAAAAAGCTTGTTCAAAGAGATAAAAAGGAACAGATAGTAGAAAAGGGGAAGGGATGGACTTTTGATGACCCATTTAGTTCTGTTTCAGGTAATTTAGTTGTTGATGCTGGATATACTAATTTAAAATCTGCGTTAACAATGGACCAATCATTATTGGCAAGGTTTGCTGATTATGAAAATATGGACGATTATCCTGAACTATCTTGTGCTCTCGATATTTTTTCAGATGATACAACTATTACGGATAATTTACGTGGTAAAACAATATGGGGTGAATCTAAAGATACGATTTTAAAAGATATTATTGATGATTGTTTGCATAGGAGATTAAGAATAGAGGAAGATATTTGGCTTGCTATTAGAACATTATGTAAATACGGGAATGTTTATGCTGAAATTATAACAACGGATATTGGTGTTGTTGGGTTAAATTTTTTGCCAGTTCCAACTATGCGTAGATTGGTGACAATGAAGGGTGATCTTGTAGGTTTTATTCAAGATTTAAAAGGAAGATTTAATACTGAAGGTTTGGCTATAAATGATATTAATAAACTTAAGGAACAGACAAAAGAACGTGGAATGATTTTCTTTGAGCCTTGGGAAATTGTTCACTGGAGGCTTCAGTCTAAATTTACTAATTCATTATACGGGTATGCAGTTTTTGACGCAGCTAGGTGGGTATGGAAGCGTCTTGTAATGCTTGAAGATACAGCATTATTATATCAACTGACTAGGTCTCCAGGACGGTATGCTTTTTATATAGATACAGGAGATTTGCCTCCTGATGAAGCAATGGCGTTAGTTAAAAAGGTAAAACGACAGTATAAAAAACGAACACTTGTTAATCCGTCTACAGGAGAACTTGAATTTAGAAATAATCCTCTTAGTCCTGAAGATGACATGTGGATTCCTACAAGAAGCGGTAAAGAGTCTGCAAGAGTTGATGTATTGTCTGGGCCAGATTGGCAATCAATGGATAGTATTGAGTACCTACGTGATAAGATGTTTACGTCCATTAAGATTCCACGTAGTTATTATGGTGGTGATGCTGAAGCAGAGCAAGGACTTGCACAAAAGGATGTACGATTTGCACGTACATGTATGAGGATTCAGAGAGAATTTAGAAATGGTATACGTCAGATACTTCGTGTTCATTTGGCTGCAATAAATATAGATCCTGATACGGTTGAATGGGATACACGAATGACTATGCCGTCAAGTATTTTTGAATTACAGCAGATAGAAGTTATGAATGCACAAGCAGGTTTGATAGAAACTCTATCTCAATTCTTCCCGAAAGAATGGTTGTTGCGTAGAATTCTTCACCTAAGTCAGGATGATGCTGTGTCAGTTGTTAATGATAAGATGAGTGAAGAAGAGAGAGCATTAATGGACCAAGCTAGGATTGCTTCATCAATAGAGAAAAGATATCCTGGAATAGATATTGGTGATGCAACTATTGCTGATGCTGGTCAAGAAGCCAGAAATGAAGAAGTTAAGTTTTCAAGAGAGATAAAAAAATTGACAGAAATGGTAAGTAAGTCTATGCAAGAGTCCAATAGGGTGATAAAAAAGTTAGAGGA